GCATTCAACTTGGGGTACAATGTTCTTCAAGTATTTTTCGAGGATAACCCAAAAATTATTCAAAGAAAGCACTTCACACTTTGGACAGGTATTGAACCTGATAACCTAGTGAAAAACAAAGATGAGGTGATGTCAAAGATTACTGAAATTCAAGAGACCATGCAAAACAAGTTGGTTCTTAAGAAATTAGCGTCTGACACTATGACTATGAATCAAATCAAAAATCAGGTAAGAAAAATAATTGCTGATGGTAACAAAATTGATTTGATTATGTTAGATTATATCGACTGTATTCTACCTGAATCTACAAGTAAAGATGAGTGGAAAGCTGAGGGTTCTGTAATGAGAGGGTTCGAAGCTATGTGTCATGAGTTAGACTTAGTTGGATGGACCGCCACACAGGGTAATAGGTCTTCTATTTCAGCTGAAGTTGTAACTACCGACCAAATGGGTGGTTCGATTAAAAAGGCTCAGGTTGGTCACGTAATCATCTCTGTGGCTAAGACACTTCAACAGAAAGAAATGAACCTTGCAACTATCGCCATCACTAAATCACGTTTAGGTAAAGATGGTGTAGTTTTCGAGAACTGTAAATTTAACAACGAGTTACTTGAAATAGATACCGAGAGTTCGGTAACATTCTTAGGTTTCGAAGAACAACAAGAGGAGAGAAAGAGAGATAGGGTTAAAGAGTTGATGGAGAAACGAAAACAAAAAGAAGAACAAAAACAACAATCTTAATACAAAAAAATAAAAAAATAATTATGGAAAAAATTTTAGTAGAGAATCCTAATAGATTCGTCATCTTCCCAATTCAGTATGATGACATTTGGGAATATTATAAACAACATCAAGCAGCGTTTTGGACAGCAGAAGAGGTTGATTTAAGTAATGACATCAGAGATTGGAATAATCTTACTGAAAACGAACAATACTTCGTTAAGAACATCTTATCGTTCTTTGCGGCTTCAGATGGTATTGTTAACGAAAATCTTGCTGAAAATTTCTTAAAAGAAGTACAATATCCTGAAGCGAAATTCTTCTACGGGTTCCAACTGATGATGGAGAACATACATAGTTTAATGTATTCTCTATTAATCGACACATATATCTCAGACGAGAAAGAAAAACAATTATGTTTCACAGCGTTAGATAACTTACCTGCGGTTCAAAAGAAAGCGAAATGGGCTCTTGATTGGATTGAAAACGCATCTTTTCAAGAAAGATTAGTTGCGTTTGCTGCGGTTGAAGGTATATTCTTTTCAGGTTCATTCTGTTCAATCTTTTGGTTGAAGTCAAGAGGAATTATGCAAGGGTTATGTAATGCTAATTCTTTAATCTTTAAAGATGAAAATCTACACTGTGATTTTGCTATTCACATAGTTAATAATCACTTAGAGAACAAACCATCAGAAAAGAGAATTAAAGAAATTTTACTATCTGCACTTGAAATTGAAAAAGAGTTTATCACAGAATCGTTACCTGTTTCACTTATTGGAATGAATTCAAACTTAATGAAACAATATCTTGAATTCGTAACTGATGGATTATTAGTTAAATTTGGTTGTAAAAAAGAGTTTAACGTGGAACAACCATTTAAGTTTATGGAACAAATCGCTGTTGAAACAAAGGGTAATTTCTTTGAGTCAAGAACGATGGAATACCAAAAAGCAAAACTAAACGAAACATTATCTTTTGATTCTGATTTCTAATTTATTATTATTAAAAATATGATGTCACTAAAAATTAAAAAAAGGGGCGGTGAAGATGCGTCCTTTAATCCACAAAAAATCTATAGCAGAATTAAAAGAGCAGCAAAAGGATTAACTGTGAATTCTGATGAAATCTTCATTAAAGTTATTACTTCTGTACCTACGGAAGGTGTAATTACAACTAAAGAGTTAGATAAACTTGTATATGAAATCGCGGCTGCCTACACAGGTAGTCATCACGATTATTCAAGACTTGCATCGTCAGTTGCAATTTCTTCATATCATAAAGAAACCGACCCAAGTTTTTCAAACACAATGCATACGTTACATGTTGACGGTATTGTACATGACGAACTAATGTCAATTATTGAAAAATATGGTCCGAGTAAAATTGATGAGGTTATTAATCATGAAAATGATTATAACTTTGATTATTTTGCTTGGAGGTCATTACAGGAAATGTACTTGTTAAAAACACCTGAAGGTAAAGTTATTGAAAGACCTCAACACATGTATATGAGAGTTGCTCTATGGGTAACTAACACGTATGAAGAGGCTGTAGAATATTACAATTCATTATCAAACCAACGCATATCAAAGGCAACACCTATTATGATTAATGCGGGTACAAGAGTACCCCAATTAGCATCTTGTGTGTTACATTACAACAACTCCGACTCAAGAGAAGGGTTATTAAAAACTTTGAATGACATTTCAACCTATTCGTCGGACGCCGCAGGTATCGGACTATCAATGTCTAACATTCGTAGTAAAGAAAGTAGAATTAAATCATCAGGTGGTTTTGCCGGTGGATTGTTAAAATACTTAAAAATTGTTAACGAGTCATTAAGATTCTTTAATCAACAAGGTAGAAGACCTGGCAGTGCAGCTATCTACTTAGAACCATGGCATAGAGATATTATGGACCTATTGGAGATTAAAAAGAACACAGGTGCTGAAGAATTAAGAGCGAGAGATTTATTCACAGCGTTATGGATTCCTGATAACTTCATGAGAGCAGTTAAGAACAATGAAGATTGGTACTTATTCTGTCCTAATGAAATTATTAAGTCGGGTATTAAACCATTACAAGAATGTTTTGGTGACGAGTATGAAGAGAACTATCAAAAGGCAGTTGATTTAGGTATTGGTAGAAAAGTTAAAGCTCAAGACATTTGGTCTAAAATTATTGAGTCACAAGTTGAAACAGGTGTTCCTTATCTATGTGCTAAAGATAGTGCGAATAAAAAGACTAACCACCAAAACATCGGTGTAATTAAACAATCAAACTTATGTAATGAGATTTATCAATACACAGACGAGGAAACTACTGCAATCTGTACATTATCTTCTATTGTATTGAAAAACTTTATTGTTGATGGTAAATTTGATTACAAATTATTAATTGAAGAAGTTAGAAGAGCGGTTAGAGCGTTGAACAACGTTATTGATAAGAACAACTATTCAACTGAAAAAGGTTTGAAGGGCGGACTTGAACAAAGAGCAATTGCGATTGGTACTCAAGGGTTAGCAGATGTATTCTATTTAATGGATTACATTTTCACATCTGAAGAGGCAAAAATTTTAAACAAAAATATATTCGAAGCTATCTACTTCGCGGCTATCACTGAAAGTAACGACTTGTGTAAAAAAGGTATTAGAAAACCGTATAAATTCTTTGAAGGGTCACCAATGTCTAAAGGTATTTTCCAATTTGATATGTGGGGATTAAATGAATCTGAATTATTTTTGGATTGGGTAACTTTAAAAAATGACGTAAAAGAATATGGAGTTTGTAACTCACTATTCACGGCTCAGATGCCAGTTGCGTCTTCAGCTAAGATTACAGGTTCATTTGAAATGACAGAACCCGCTCACTCAGCGTTATTTAACAGAAGAGTTGTTGGTGGTGAAATCATGATTGTTAACAAATACTTAATTAATGATTTTGAAAAAATAGGGGTATGGTGTGAAGATTTGAAAAATGAAATCATTGTGAACGAAGGTTCAATTCAAAACATTAACTTTAATCAATACCTTGACCCTGAAGATAGAAATTACAATAAGAAGGTTAAGAGAATTGAACACTTGATTCCAAAATACAAAACGATTTGGGAAATTTCACAAAGAGAATTGATTGATATGGCGGCGGACAGAGCTCCGTTTATAGACCAATCACAATCTATGAACATCTATATGAGTAATCCTACGTTGTCTAAAATCACATCATCACATTTTCACTCGTGGGAAAAAGGTTTAAAGACATTATGTTACTATGTTAGAACAAAGGCGATTTCAACAGGAGCAAAACACTTAGCGGTTGATTTATCTAAAGTACAGAAACCAAAACAAACGGTGGAAACTCCGAAGATAGATTACACCAATATGAATTTACCACCAAAACCTGAGGGTATTGAAATCGAGTGTTTCGGTTGTTCATCTTAATAAAATAAATAATCCCGACCAACATCGGGATTATTTATTTTGTGCTATTTATAAGGAAAAACGAGGGTATTATATTTATAGTTATGGCAGATGGAACTACATATGGTATTAATTTTCCTTTTAGAGATTCTAAAAGAGGGGATTACTTACAATTAACAGAGTTTGAGGCTCAACAGATTAAAGCGGATTTAGTTCACTTATTATTAACCAGAAAGGGAACAAGATATTACTTACCTGATTTTGGAACAAGATTATATGAATTTTTATTTGAACCTTTTGATGGTCTTACATTTGATGCTATTCAATCTGATATCAGAGAAGCGGTATCAAGATACATGCCAAATTTACTATTAAATAATATCTCAATCACACCCGCAGACCCAATGGAAGAGGTGGATATTGCAGAAGGACAAAATATAGTAGGGACTAGTGAGTCACCAATTTATAGGTTTCCTGGAAAAGGGACTTCAGAATACACTGCAAAAATTAAAATAGATTACTCAGTAGATAGTAACACATTTGCTCAGAGTGATTTTGTTATTATTAATATTTAATATAGATGGCAAATCGTAAAATATCGTATACAACCAGAGATTATCAGGGTATAAGAACTGAATTACTAAATTATGTGAGAACATATTACCCTGAACTTATACAGGATTTTAATGACGCATCGGTATTTTCGGTCTTTTTAGATTTGAATGCAGCCGTAGCCGATAACTTACATTACCATATCGATAGAAGTATTCAAGAGACAGTCCTTCAATATGCTCAACAAAGGTCTTCAATTTATAACATAGCAAGAACCTATGGACTAAAATTACCGGGGCAAAGACCTTCAGTTGCTCTTGTCGACTTCTCAATTACTGTACCGGCATTTGGAGATAAAGAAGACGAAAGATATTTGGGTACATTAACAAGAGGTTCACAAGTAACTGGCGCAGGTATTGTATTTGAAAACATATATGATATTGATTTTACTTCACCATACAATGCTCAAGGGTTTCCAAATAGATTAAAAATACCTAATTTCAATGCCAATAATGTTTTAATTAATTATACAATTACTAAACGAGAACTGGTGGTCAATGGTATAACTAAAGTATTCAAAAGAGTTATTAGTCCAAATGATGTTAGACCATTTTTCGAATTATTCTTACCTG